TTTCTGTTCTATATGGGAACGTTTGATTAGTAATTGTCTGAACAGTGTTGTTATAGGCAACAGTTGTAGTACTAACAGCAGGTGCAGTTGGCGGCACAGCTGTTGTAGAGCTAGCTATTGCACCCGCAATAGCTCGGGTTTCGGTAAGCTGTGTAAGGTTACCGCTGCCCTGATTAATCGTCAGTGCTACAGAAGGACTTAGTCCATATTGTCTAATAACCTCATCGACTATTGTATCTACTTCATCAACAGTAAAATCTCGAAGGTCACCAGAGCCTTTATCTAGTTTTAATGGACGTCTTATGGCCATAATGAATCCTAGTTATACGTTTGCACCATATATGGTCTTGCATACTACTCCGTCTGAGTCGTACAATGTTAATGATTCTGGCCCCGCTAAGTTTGCTGATGTTAAAGGAAAGAATGAGCTTGAAACAAGAGTTGTAATACCAGATGAATCTAGTCTTGCCAATCCCCATATCTCGTTAATAGCTCCAACTAAGTCAGAATCCTCTATTGTACGAAGCTCTGCCAAGTCCCCAACGTTGAAAGATATTTCATTAGTTTTATCTTTCCAAGTTGATACTAGATCATTTATATCTACTAATGTTCTTGCCATTTACTTCTCCGCAATTTGCTGTAATAGAAGTTTGATAGCCTGCATATCTGACTTCAGTTCTGTTACATCGTTCTTCATATTTAGGACTTCTAATTCTTTCTGTTCTCGGGCAATCTTAGCAGCTTTTGCTTTTCTAATTTCGTTACCGTTAACATTTATAATAGCCCGTGTTGAAGGATCTCTGACAAAGCCAGATAATCCTTCTACAGGTAAGTGTGTCTCGACTTCAATGTTACTCATTATGTGGCCATTGCGATTACACGCAAGTCCTGGAATAGTGGTGGTTTAGCATTATTGTGAGTTGTCATTACAAGTTTGAATATGAACCGTGTGAAAGGAACGGACAAGCCGCTTGGGCCACCTACAACATACTCATAATCTCTGAACACATCTGGGTTCTCATCGGTCGGTAGAATTTCTTCTTTAAGAACCTCGGTCCAAGCGATATCATCAAACAACTCATCGCCACCCGCGACTTTATAATACAATTGGAAGTCGGAAGCAGATGGTCTGTTTGCTGCTAGTATAACTTTCAATCCTACAGCTGCTTCAGACAACGTGACGGGTCTAGTTATATGTTTTGAAAGAGCAGTACCAGCAATTTTATCTGTTTCGGGAACATATGTCAACGGAACATTGAAATTAGTAGCTGGACTACTTGCTGGGTTATCAATTCTATTGTGGGTTAACCATAGAGAAGAACGCTGCATGTCGATAACAGGCGTAACATATGTTGTATCAGAAGCCATATCAACAGCAATTGTCGCTGACTTTACACCAACTGCCAGATTCAATTGTTCTTGTTTTCCTGTCATCACAACTCTTGGAGCATCTAGGATATTACGTTCTTTTACAGACAATGGAATGTAAGAAGCATCAACAGTATACAGAGTTTCTGTATTAGCATTTGATCTACCAGATGCAAACTTGCCTGAAACAGCAACACTCGTACCTTGTGGAAGATTGAAATCAATGTTTGGCCATACTTCTTCAAACATTACTTGTCTGTTTATCTCAACATCAAATCCACCAAACTCCTGGCCGGCATTAGGACCGCTAGTAGCAGAATCTGCATTGATGGTGAAGAAGTCGTTATCGGCCGATTGGACAAATGTCTCGCCTAAGATAGAAGATGTCTTTATTGTTGATACTATAGCATTGGGATCCAACCCAGAAATGGTCACGCGATCATTTGCATTGAATCCGTGATCAGGAGCATGGAATCTTAAAACATCTGAGCTGTCAAAACTTCTAATTGGGTTTTCTGCAAGTAGGTATTGAGGAACTGTTGTATTGGTTAAAACAGCTTCCGCTGGACCTGTATTGAATTCCGCTCTATACAACTTAAACATCATATCTCTTTCTTGATCAGGAGACCAAGTAGTAGTGTTCTGAGATTTAAACAAAGAGCCTAAAGAAGGCTGAGAAGTAATTCTTTGCTCAGTAGAGCCTAAGATAAAATCTCCTGCTTTTGCAACAAATACATTATACTCATCCGTCTCTGCTATTAATACTACAGCATATTCTTGATAAGGCAACAGATAAACTGGTTCTTCAAACTCAAAATTTGTTGGAACAGAAGCATTAGCAGATGTGTTGATTCCAGTAGGAGATTTAAACACTACACTGCCTGGGATAATGTCTTCGGAAGATGGATGACCATTAACCATTGGACGCAATTGCATTTCAACTGGAATAATTTCATCTTTAGTTTCAAAGAAAATATCTATAGATGTTATGAACACACCATCCTGATCTGGAATGAAGAAGGATTGCGCTAGCGGATCTCTCTGACGAATAGTTCTTGGAGGAACAATAACTGAGCCATTAATTCTACGTTCGCCAGTGGCCACATTCCACAAGTGCATGTTACGGCCCAAGTTATCAGTAGTAGTTGATGTCGAAGAACTAGTACCAGTAACAACGTTTCTAACTCGAGTACTTTGAATCGTTCTCTGTCTTGTTTCCAATGTACCTGCTGATACGAATGGTGTTACTCCGATAGATGTTGCATTATCTTCGTTGTTAGTAGAGATATCAAGAAGTTTAAATTCTCTTGTGCCTGTTCTAAATCTAATAGCATTTGTGCTTGGAATTAAGAACTCACCTTCTACCGCACCTTCGTTGTTAGTAAATAAGAAGTCTGCGCCTTCTGGAATTCCAGATGCATTATTAAATCTATTACCCACTTCTTCATTGCTCTGAGCAATACGTGAGAAACTAGTCTGACGTACCCAAGCCGAAACATCAACACCATCAAAGAAAGGCCAAATTCTAGTATTAGGCTTCAAACCCTCAGCTTTGAAACTTACTCTACGTGATCTCATGAATGGGATCAGGGCCACATCAACAACTCTATCGCCCACAACTCTTCTTATAGTGGAGAATGATGCAACGCGCGCAACCGCAGATGTAGTTGTTACAGTAGTAGTTCTGTTTGTCTGAACAAGTGCTGCTCTCCAGTTACCAGCTGCACCTCTGCCAACAGTTTGGTTAGAAAAACGAGTCGAGCCAGAGCTACCAAGTGTTTGAGATCTTGCGTCACCAACTTGTGTACCTGCCCAGTTCCACTGAGCGTTGTTGAATAGTTGTCTCTGGCTTCCGCTAAAGTTAGTAGTTGTACCACCACTTACTGTTCTGGATGCTGCAAACCGTGTTTCTTTCCACTCATCGGAAGATGGTGATAGAGTCACAGTACCCAAGTTAGTTATGACATTAAACGGATTAATATTCATAGTCTCGGATACTTGAGGTTGATTAATATAGTCTACTTGGCTATATTTTCTGTATACATTATCACCTTTTAGGATTGTCCCGCTAGACTGATTTGAATCGTATTTAAGCCGGATCGCATCTTGAGCAAAATCAGGTCTCAAGATTTTTTGCTGTGGGTCTATAGAAGCTCTATATTCTGGATGGTCAAAAGACGATGCTAATTGATCTGCAAAGTTATCAACCAAGAAACCAGCTTTTGTTCTGTCATTACCACTAGCATCGAGAACATCTAGGTTAGATAAGTTTGTTTCAAGCAACGAAAGAGTTGTTATTTCAGTGAGAGTTTCTAGTTTAGAAGAAATCTCGCCAACATCTTGCATTTGATATAGCTTTTTCTCTAACGGTTGCGTACCAATATCTGAATCAGAAATTGTAAACGCATCCATTGTAATATTAGCTAAAATCATTTCGTTAGGTGAAGTTGCAGGGAACTTAGGGTTCAAAGATGATCGGCCTTGTTTTACTCTAACCAGGCCATCAATGTCAACTGTCACTCTATCATAACGAGGTAGATAGTATTCAATATCTGCAGTTATTAGATCTGTGTCATCTGGCAATTCATTAATTCTTGAGTTGCCTGACAAAAAGTCAGAGTCTGTATCGTCAATTCTTGGACGGAAGTCGATAACATCTCTCAGTTCTACCTTCTGACCATTTTTTAAGGTATGAGATGGTATTGAACCATACTCAACTTGACCGGAATATGATGGAGCTGCAAAGAAATCACCAGACGCACTATGAGTGAAGTAACGAAGTCTTGCAAACACATTTCCGTTTGGAATACGAGCGTCTGCTTTTAAGATGGCTTTAGCTGGAGCATACCAGTTATCTCGCTGTCCATTATCAATTATGAATGAGCTGAGTAAGTTTTCACCATCAGAATCAGAATCACGTAAACGATCTAGTTTGAACAGATCTGGTTTTCCCAACGGTAGAAACTTGACACCATCTGAATCTGTCTGCAGAGCAGCACTAACAGTTGTTTCTACTAACGTCTTGGATCTAACAGCAGCTGATGCTTTGTTAACCTTACCTACAATTCTAATTGCGGTAGAAGCGGGACCACCAGATAGTGACACAACTTGAGTGCCAGATCCAGCAATTGTAATACCGGTTTGAATGATACCAGTCACATTATCAATAATAATCCAATCGTTTGTATTAGCAAATGTCTCACCACTAGCTGTTAGTGTGAGGGATGCATCTCCTGAACCATCTAATGTAGCTAGGAACTGTCTTTGTACTTCTAGTGAAATATCCGTCATCAGTTTTGGACGATAATATGTTAGTGGGAACAGCAAATTGTTATTTGCTGGTTCTTGCAAGACACTACCCTGTTGAAGCACAACATCAGCATAATCCTGCGGTCCAGAACCAATGGATACGGTATCTTCTATATTAAAGCTCGCGTCCATTTTTACATCAAACAAGTAGAATCTATAGTTTGCTCCATCGCGAGAAATGTGACGGACTCGCGCTGTTCCAATCTCAGCGCCTGGAGCAGCTTGAACTGCGCTGTATAGGGTTTCTTGCTGAAAGACATTGATATCCGGCAGCCCTCTAACATTATTAACAACAATATAGTTACCATAATCAGTAGATGATACATCATTGTTTAACGTAATCGTATCTTGTGCGCGCGGTGTTCTTAGTCTTGTTGTGTAATCACGATGTGCCCGATATCCTTTAACATATGCTGTACCTGGAGATACTACTGTCTGTAAGAAAGATGCATCTGAATCATCTTCGTGATGAATAAAGAATGGTTCAACCAAGAAGTTACCGTGGATCTCATTTGTTCTGAGAGCCATACGTTCTTCAATTTTTGAGTATTGGTTGTTACCTTGAACAACATCAAAAACATTACCATTAATGATACGACAGAAGTATACAAAGTTTTCGTCTGAGTCAACTAGATCTTGTTCTGTTAGAATTAGCTTGATTCTATATCGATCGGCACCTGGAGCAGATCTGTTAGGAGTAACTCCTTGGTTATCGAACAACGCTTCAGTATCGTCAGCTGTTACAACATCTTGCTGTACTTTAAATCCAATAATTGTGGTAGGCGTTTCTGTATACTTACCAATAATTGACGATTGCTTTGGCGAAAATACAAAATGACCTTGTGTAAAGAAACTACCTTGATCGACTGATACTTTTGTTCCAACGCCAACAGCAGGGTTTGCTGTAGTATTAGTTGACTGTACTGTCAGTGTAATACCAATTTGGTTGGAAATAATATCTTCGCCAGCACTCATACGGACAGGAGATTCTCCTGCACTACCACCGGTTGTGTCGGTGTATGTTACATACAAGGTTGCTGGATCAGATGCCGTAGCGGCAACTACTTCTAGCACTTTTACTTTAATACCAGTGTCATTACCTTCAAACTCTTTTCCTGCAAAATTAGAAGTGTCGGCTGGTAAAGTATTTGTTGTAGTATCTAATTTAATAAATTCATATCTGGTGTTTATAGTAATTCCAGCTGGAGCGACATTAGCGCCTTCTTTAAAGATATTTCTTCCGAATGTCTCCATCTCTTTCTGAATAATAGTTTGGAGTTGAGTCAACTCGCGAGCTTGCAATGCTCTACCACTATTGAAGAGAACTCGGTGATAGTTATCACTATCCGCAAAATCGTCTTTATATGTTCTGCTGAACAGGTTATCTGTAAATTTTATTGGCATGTTCTACTCTCAGAGTTGAATAATTACTTTTATGTCTTCTGTCTGCTCGCTAGCTCTTTCAATCGCAGCTCTATTATCTATGTAAACAATTTCGCCTGATAAGGGGTTAACCTTCAATGTGTTAAAAGCGTCAGAGTCTGCGTCAGCGCCTACAGGATTTAAAATACCCTCGCCGACACCGTCCAACTCTGTTACAGTTTCAGCTTCCTGAAACTGAGTAAATCCTGTTGCTTCAGTTTGATGATACCAGATTACATTTGAATCCTGAGCATCGATGTATGCTTTTGCTCCAGATACTGAACCCACAATTGTATTGTCTTCAGAAAAGATATTAGCAATTGATTGGAATTTTAATTGTTTAAGAGAGCTTCCGACCTGGGCTACAAAGTCGGAATCTGTTCCTGGTACTTTAGGATTCTTGATAATCGCAACTTGTCTAAAATCATTTGTTGTGATAAACTCTTTACCTTCACCACCCGCAATCTGTGAATTGAACATTAATGCAGTAGATCTTAAATCATTTCTTGCATCTGCTCCCATCCCGCCGGTGGGTGATAGAACAGCTCGGGCTTTTGCTCCGGAACCACCACCACCTAGTAGATTGATAGAAGCAAACTGATAATCTTTGCCCAATGCTTTGGATTGATTAGAATCATTCATTTCAATCTTTACTACTGAGCCGCCCGACACAGTTGCAGTAGCAGCAGCTGCTTTTGAACTCTTACCGTCAATAATCACTTGTGGAGTAGAAGTATAGCCAGTACCACCAGCAACCACAGCGATACCAGTGATCTGTCCTGGTACTGCAGCATCTTGTACAGCCTTCTGTTCAATTGCTAACGCAGATGAAGCAGAGTCAACAGCTGTGATAAATTGAGCTGGGATATAGTTAGCAGAAACAAATTTGGTTGCTGTTAGTGCACTAATGGTATACAAATATTTCCAGACATATCCATCTGGTAGTTCAACAGGATATGTTAGAGTACCGGATGGCTGTACAGTTGATGGAACAGCATTTCCGTTAGCATCTCTACCTTGCTGGATACACATATACACAGCATTCTCAGAAGTAAACACATAGTATGCATTTGTGGGATACCCTATCACATTATCATCGAATCCTGAATAGATTGTACCCGATGACCAGTTATAACGAGGAATGACATATTCAACATCTTCAGCGTTCTTCACACCCTGCATTGACAATCTAAAGTCACGAACATCTTTAACAGTGTTATTTGGAACTGGTGGAGTGTCTGAGCTATCCCAGTTCTCTGAACGGCCAATACCAATATAGTATGTGTTATTTGAATCCTTCACATCATCATAGATGTTGTCAAGAACTTGTCTTTTAAATGCGTCTGTAATAATTGCAACCATTTTATGTTCCTATTATAGTATCGTGACGGTTGATTGATTGCCAATCAAATACCAGTTTAAACCGTCCCAAACAACTTGGCAACCTTCATATTGTTGCAGTGTAAATGAAACGCCTTGAGCAAAGTTTGAAGGCGTAATAGTAGCGTTACCCGCTCCTTTGTTTGTGAATATCTTATATTCTCCAACAGTCGTACCAGCATCCAATGTAACGAACAGTGTTGTACCTTTGTTGCAAACAATCAAAGTAGCCTCGTCCGAAGCCGCGCCATTCACTTGTATTGTTTGAGATCCAAACGCCGCTTTTTTAATATTAACTGAACCCGCCCCTTGGCCGGCTATGTTTAGGTTGACGTTGGTGTCTGTTCCTTCTGCATTGACATCTGGACCAGAACCTGTTGCTCCATTAGTAACTGATAAGTTGTTCACCGCACTAGCAGCAGCTGTTACAGCAATTAGTTTAGCACCTGCTTGATCGTTAATGCTTGTAACAACTCCTGGAGTTGTAAGAGTAGGACTTGTTAAAGTTTTGTTAGTTAATGTTTGAGCGTGATCCCTGAATACAAATTGATCATCGCCAGTTAGTAGCGGTAGGCTAATTTCTCTATTCGCTGCTAACTCTTCTACACCTAAAACATACTGATGATCGGATGATGCATCGTTAATCTGAGGTGTAGTTAAAACTGATGATATTAGAGTTTTATTCGTAAGGGTTTGAGTAGCTGTATCTAAAACAATATTGCCAGTCGCATCAGGTAATGTTGCAATACGATCATCAGTAGGATCAACTACAACTAAACTAGTTTCAAAGTTATCTTCTGTCGAACCCTCAAATGTGACACCCGCAGCACCCACAGAAATGGATCCTGATAACGAATTACTGTCCCCACCAAGTTTTTGATAGAGCTCCTGAAAGTTAGTATTAATCTTTGTACCAGCTTGTCTGAGCGTGTCGCCTGTACCATCATTTGCTGTAGTACCCAGATCTAGATTTTGACGCGTCATTACGTACCTCTGATTTCGTTAAGTCTATTTATATGTTAAAATGATACATTCTCGAGGTTAGCTAAGAGATTTAATGGCCTATGGTCGTGATAAGGCCAATAAGCTATTCTATTATTACCATCTTGTAAGTTTCTATCATTTGAAAAGTATGTTGTGTTATCCGTATCGCCAACGAATAACAAATCGCTCTTGGCATTATTTATGACCCATTCTCTAACCTGTTTTGGAGTCATTCCTGGATTCATTTGAACCAATAGAGCACACATACCTGCTACTTGTGGAGCTGCCATACTTGTACCTGTATAGTTGAGATATGTTGTATCACTACCATTGCCACCACTAACAATATTGGTTCCAGCAGCCCAAACGTCTACGCGTGGGCCTTTCTCACTAGACACAATTGAGGCCTCTGTATTTTGATATAAACTACTGTCCATATTACCAACTACAATTGTGTCAGTGCTTCTATTACTGGATCCTCTATTGTAATAAAGCGGCTGGCCAGCTGACACATTTCCGGTAGTCACGGTGCGTGTCATATAGTTATCGTAATCTATACCACCATCTACATCAAGTTTTTGATATTGATTCCCACCAGACTTTGTAATAATGACACCCGCTTCATGTAGTTCGTCGATCTCTGACTCAAAACCATATATTGGACAATTAACTCTATTGATTGTATCACCGATAAGGCCCAGAGCATAATTTGGGGTATTACCACTCAGCGTGCCTCTAAAATATATCGAACTGATAGATGACAAAGAAGTTTTGTATCCCCAACTCATATTCATAACAGTTGGCCTGCGATGCCCTGTTTTAGGATCAATAGCTTTATTCAAGTGGAACTCTTTTACAGCATCAAACCAATAGAGAGAATTTCCCAAAGATGTTATGGGACAACTATACAGCTGAGCTCCTGGGGCCCAACCTACTGTTCTTCCCCCCATTGTTCCTAGAACGTGAGTAGCATGATTCCCACCTGCAGAAGAATAGTTAATTGTACTAGCACCACTCATGTTCGGAAGAGTATTCCATTGAAGAGTGTTATATCTTGAGACACCGTCATTATCTCTAAATTGTTCATGACCTGGTCTTGCAGCATCACCCTCGTGAACAACTATATCAACTCCGGTACCATCTAAGTGACCAGTATAGTTCTCTGTGCTTCTGGTACTAGCTACATTAGATCCCCAAGCGTTGGTCGCTTCGATATGTCTAAGCATACCCCAGTTGTTATGACTGGTTGAAGTAGTTTGTCGTGTCCAAGCATTTCTATGATTATGTTCAAAGTCTAACATATCATCGTCCCACTCAATGGGCTCGTGGACACTGTTTACGCGCGGATCGTCACGTAAAGCCTCTGCCTCATCATCAGCAAGAGCCATAGCAAAATGTCTAGCACTGCCATTACGTGGTTCAACAACATCAACTGTTCTAGCAGGGACATAGTCACTACCAGACTCAGCTGTCAGTTCATCTTTCAGCTGGTCTTTAGGTTGACCCTTTTCCATTGCGATGATGTATGTTTTCTCGGACATAGTTTACCTATACAATATTGATTGTGTTACCCATAGAGCTGTGAGCTGTACATTGATAATACAATGTGGTTGGAGCGCTCATAGGTACTACAAATGTAATGTTCCCTGAGTTTGCACCGTTATTTGTAACACCAGTGTTATATGCTCCGCTGTTAGCAGCTAGTCTAATCTGGAATGGATGTGATCCGCCAGAATTATTAACAAATACATACGTCTCACCACGTCTAAGAAATAGTACTGGATCGTTTACAGGTGTTGGAAAGAAAGCCCCATCAGATGCGAAGACATAATCCGCTGAACCATTTGATGTCAGTGTGAAGGTAGTCTCAGTCGATCCACCCGAACTTCTAACGTCCTCCCAAGCAGAGGCTTCATACGTTTGCAAAGTATTAGTTGTTGAGTTATATATGATCTCGCCATTAGCTGCAGCCAAAGCGTTTCGTTCTGCAGTAGTTAAGCTAGCAACTCTAAAACCACCACCATTACCAGAACCATCTTTTGATACAGTAGCAGACCCACCAACTGAAATTGTAAGATTGCTACTAGATGATATCTGTGGTGTGCCTGCGACTGTTGTGGATATACCACTTGCCGTTACAGTATTGAATTCAACATCATCGGTAGTGTTAAGCGTTTGATCAAAAGAAGATCCACCGCCTCCACCTGAATCATTTCCAGGTACAAAAGTAGATGACCCCGAAGCCCACTTGAGAACCTGACCGTTAGCAATGCCAGATATATCAACATTGGTTAGATCGTTTATACCCTTTGATACTAAGTTGTTGATATACGTTGCATCAATCAAAGTTGTGGTTGCTGCTGAATCTATTCCACCATTGGCCTGAACAATAGATGTAACAGCAGCTGAATCCAAGATCGGCTGTGCTGCATCTAAATTGCTAGCAATTGATGTGACTTGCGCAGAGTCTAATATCAATGAAGTTTGCGCAGTGATTGTGGTAAAGTTGGCATCGAGTTCGGAGTGGGTCAATGCCGAGCCTTTTACATTTCTTAATGTTACTACCATTTGTTACCCCTTATGGTGTTAATTCTACGTAGTCGTTGTTGACATAGCCTTCGAACATATATTCTTGGGTTAGTGAATCGTATGATCTTGTATAGTATGTGCTTTGATCCATTGTCTCAGCATTGTTATCCATCCTGATAACGTAAGGATAGAATGTCGGATCGCTATCATCATCAAACGTTGGAGAGTTGACGTGCATAACATCTTCAATCTCACCGTATGTTGCATTTAGTTCTGCTATAGTGAAGTCTGCATATTTGTTAACTATAGCTGTCAAGCTAATATATGCTGCTGCTGTATCTGGATCGTTACCATCATCAAGGATACCTGTCATATCCACAAGTTGATTACCGAATGTGAGCCTTGCGATACCTTCGACCTGCAAACTTGGCGGTGGTGCAGGAATGACTTCTGGCATTATTCTGTTTAAGAATGGATTCTCTCCAAGTCCCCACAGAACTGCTTCTTCTTCAATCTGAACCGCGCCGCCAAGAAACCAGCCGGCTGGATGCACAAACTTTTTATATAGATCTCTCCACTGATTAATGGGTATTGCTGATTTAATGAATACAGAGAAGATCTGATACAGACCATAATTCATAATATACTTTAGTGACTCAATACCAATTTCTGACTCACCGACAATAAAAATATTATCTTTAGG